ATCGTATTTGGCTGGTCAATTTGCCAAAGTAGAAAGTAATTTATACACTCAGGCGGTTTATTACGAACCAAACAGATTGGCATCATATTACGATTATGAATCAATGGAATATACCCCTGAGATTTCCGCAGCACTTGATATCTATGCCGAAGAATCTACCACTCCTAACGAGGATGGTTTTGTACTTCAAATTTATTCTGAGTCTAAAAGAATTAAATCTGTTTTGGCCGATTTATTCAATAACAACTTAGATATTAACACCAACTTACCTATGTGGACACGAAACACCTGTAAGTATGGTGACAACTTTATCTACTTGAGATTGGACCCTGAAGGGGGGGTTATTGGTTGTCAACAATTACCAAATGTTGAAGTTGAAAGAATCGAAAGAGGTTTGATGAATGGTTCTAACTATGAAATCAAAAAAGAAGATGAACAAAAAGGATTGAAATTTTATTGGAAAGCCAGAAATATGGAATTTCAACCTTGGGAAATTGGTCACTTTAGACTATTAGGTGACGATAGAAAATTGCCGTATGGTACGTCAATGTTGGAAAAGTCCCGTAGAATTTGGAAACAACTTCTATTATCGGAGGACGCGATGTTAATTTACCGTACTTCAAGAGCCCCAGAACGTAGAGTGTTTAAGGTCTACGTAGGAAATATGAATGACGATGACGTTGAGGCTTATGTACAACGTGTCGCCAACAAGTTTAAAAGAGAACAAATTGTTGATAGTAAAACAGGTTCGGTTGATATGAGATTTAATCAAATGGCTGTTGACCAAGATTATTTTATTCCTGTAAGAGACCCTGCAGCGCCAAACCCAATTGACACTTTGGCTGGTGCACAAAACCTTTCAGAAATTGCCGATATCGAGTACCTACAAAAGAAACTTGTTACGGCTCTTCGTATTCCTAAGGCATTCCTTGGATTTGAGGATGTGGTTGGTGATGGTAAGAGTTTAGCTCTTATGGATATTCGTTTTGCAAGAACAATCAATAGAATTCAGAAATCTATGGTTCAAGAGTTGAATAAAATTGCAATTATTCATTTGTTCTTATTGGGATTCGACGAAGAAATTTCAAATTTTACTTTAGGACTTACAAACCCTTCCACACAGGCTGACCTTCTTAAGATTGACATTTGGAAAGAAAAAATGTTATTATATAAAGATATGGTTTCTGACCCTGGTACAGGTATTGCTGCAACATCATCAACTTGGGCCAAGAAACATTTGTTCCAATGGTCAGACGATGAAATCAGAGTCGATTTACTTCAACAAAGAATGGAAAAAGCGGTTGGTGAAGAACTCAAACAGACACCAACCGTTATTGTTAAGACAGGTATATTTGATAATATTGATAGACTATACGGTACAAATAAAGCACCCGCAGGAACACCACCACCAAGTGGAGATGAAGCTGGAGCACCACCTGAATTAGGTGGAGCATTTGCGGGAGGAGATTTAGGCGGTGAAGTACCACCAACTGGAGAACTTGGAGGTATTGAACCACCATCTCCGCCACCAGGTGAAATCACACCTGAATCAGCTAAAAATAGGGATATGAATATCCTTTTAGAGTCGGATATGTATAGTAAAAAATGGTTAGATTTAGGAATGGGACAACAAAGTTTAGGAAAAATTGGAGAAGAACTGGATAAGTTACTTAATTCCTAATATTTATTGAAAAATCCCCTTAAGATGACCTTTGGACAAATAAAATCTGTTGTTGAAAAAAACTTAGTAGAGTCCTACAATAACTCTGCACATTTCAAAAAAACTCTCAGAGAATTTAGACACAATATTCTCGAAAATAAAAATTTTTCAAAATTGTACTCTTTGTACGATGACTTGTACAAACCACAAGGTTTGTCATCCGAAGATGCCGAATTATACCTCAATGAAGGTATTGAATTAATTAGACATTTGATTGAAAATGTTAGTTTACCAAAAATAGGAAGAGAGGTTGAAAACAATTATCAGGATTTGGACAATTTGGTTTATTTTAAAAATATTAATTTGATAGAAAGAATTGGTTCTAAAAAGAAAATATTGGAAATATTAAAATCGAATACAACTCCCGTAAATGAATCAATCGAAATTCCTTTAAAGTCGATGGTAAACATTGCAAATCAGACTATTCAAAATTATTTGGAAAATTTAGATGAATCAACTAAAAAGAAAGTATTTCATATTTTAGCTAGTCGACCTGAAGATTTAGAAAAAGAATTTTTTGAAATTAAAGAGTCAACAGTTTCTAAATTAGAAAATCTTTTAGAAAAAGAAAGTGAAGATGATATGAAACAAAAGTTAGTTGAAACTATTCAAAAAATTAAGGATGAGAATTACGAACAGGTCAACTACATTAGATTGAAACAGTTGGAAGAATCTATTTCTCAGACTGATTCCTAAGATATTGTTGGTGTTTTGCAACTTTTATTTGTTCCCTTTTCCTAACTGATTTTTTTTCATACTCTTTTAATTCAACCAATCTTTGGTTTTGTTTTGTTTTGATTACCTTGGACTTTAAGGTCTTTAAGGCTTTTTCAATGTTTGAATCAACTTTTACTAATAACATATATCATACATATATTTGGAATATGTAAAAAGATTTACTATTTTTAATTAAAATAAACTACATAGTATCAAAAAAAACCCTATGAAGAAGGGAAAAACAATTAACATTAATCAATACGATTCAATTAAAACATTTTACGGTACTGTTGATTCAAAAGAACTTAAATCAATTTACATAAACATTCAAACTTGGGTAAACCCATCGGAAAACAAAGATAGTTGGAGTAATGTTGTTAATACTTTAAACCGTTCCATAAAACATTCAATTTTTTCATCATTAGATAGAGAATTGTTTAAAGAAAATTTTATAGTTGACTTGGACTTGAGAACTAGTGGGATTAGGAAAGACAAAAAATCTTTTATGAACTTGGAAATCAACTTATATACCAACTGTTTATTAGATTTTAAGTCAAATGAAATTAGAGATTCCGTAATAAAAATTATAAAAAAAATTTATAGGGAAAATATAATTAACAACAGACATTTTAATTTTTCATCGTCAAAAAACTCAGAAACGTATCAAACTATCTAAAGAAGTATATTTATTGAGAAATATAAAACAAATATGAAAATTTTGGGACCTAATCAGACGGGTAAGGGCATTCTAATAGAAATGGATGCTGGGTTCGTAAATCCGAAGGATAGATTGAATGAAGATTTTATCAAAGAACAAAAAGATATAGATTATAGAAACCCTTTTGAGTTTTATGCCGTTTTACAAAAATATGGTGTACCAAATAGAAATGGTCGTGTATATCCTGAGAGAATATTAAAGAGAGAAGCTGACAGATATAAGACAGCAATAAAAAAGGGATTATCAACATCCGAATTAAACCATCCAGAATCATCACTAATCGATTTAGACAGAGTTTCACACATAATAACTGATGTGTGGTGGGACAACAACATTCTTATGGGTAAACTCAAATTATTAACTTCACCAGGGTTCCACGAAAGCGGTGTAGTATCCACAAAGGGTGATATTGCAGCAAACCTAATGAGACAAGGTGTCACGATGGGAGTTTCATCACGTGGTGTTGGTTCATTAAAAAAAGTTGGTGAACAAAATGAGGTTCAGGATGACTTTGAATTAATATGTTTTGATTTAGTTTCATCACCATCCACACCAGGAGCATACCTTTTTTCAAATCCTGAAGATAGAAATAATTACGAAGAAAACCTTGAGGAGGAAAGAAAAGTTCATCAGGAAGAAAAAGGTTTTGGTAAGTCAGTTGATTTAATGAAAAGATTGTCCGATTATTTGGGTAAATAAAATTAAAACATATGGATGAAAAATATTTTGTAGCAAAAGTTGTTTATGAGTTACCCGATGAAAACTCAGGAAGATTAAAAAAAATGAGAGAAGAAAAACTTGTTAAAGGTTACTCACCTACGGATGTCGAATCTAAGGTAACAGAAAAATATCGCGGTTTTCAACACGAATGGAGAATAACAGCAATTGTTGAAAGTAAAATTGACGAAGTAATTCAATAAAAAAGGGGAGTTTTTACTCCTCTTTTTTTTTGCTATAAAAATTTGTACTTCAACAAATGTAATTTTTTGTTGTTTGTGCAGTATTTATAGTAAAAAAATTCTATGTCGCAAAAAGATTTAGTAGAAGAGGCTTTACTCCAAATGAGAAATGTGGAGAATGTTATAGCCGAAAACGCAAAAGGAATACTTGCTTCAACTATGAAGGAAGAAATCAGTCAGTTGGTAAAAGAGTCTCTATCTGAACAAGATGAGATTGAGCTTGATGCAATGACAGATGTTGATGTCGATGACGACTCAATGGATGTTGATGCTGATGAACTAGAAATGGATTCGGATGAAATGGATGATATCGATGATATGGATTTTGAAGATGAAGATGAAACTATTGATTTGACAGATGCTTCTGATGAAGAAATCTTGGCAATTTTCAAACGTATGGGTGATGAGGATGGAATTATCGTTAAAAAAGACGGTAATGATGTTCACATAAAAGATACCGATGAAGATGTTGAATACCTCGTCAAAATGAATGAAGAGGAGGAAGATGAATTAGAAGAAATGGAAAAGGAAATGGGGGAATCTTATTTGGATGAAAAGGATACAGACCTTGAGGCTGTTTTAGACGCATTGTACGCTGAAGGCGAATACAATGAAGATGAAACGGAAGAAGAAATGGAAGAAGATGACATTATGTATGAAATCGTAATGGATGAGGATGACGATGAAATGGAAGAAAGTTCACACGAGGGTATGGAAATGGAGGAATCTTATGACGAAATGGAAGAAGGTTCTGAAGACTACAATCTCGAAGAGGCAAAAATGACTGTAAAACCTAAAGGCGTTGGGATGGGAAGTCCTAAATTTAAATATGGTAAATCATTACCTAAAAAGGGCTTCGACGACCACAAAAAACAAGGACCAACTAAAATGGGTACTGGTAAAGCTAAATTCGAATTCAAAGAGGGTGAAATGGAAGAGGACTATGGTTCTAAGAAACACGAATACAGACGTAAGAATGTAGACGGTGTTGAAAAGAAAGCTGGTGAAGAAAAAGGACACTACAAAGATTACGAAAAAAAGGAAACTAAAGAAGCTGCTAGAACTTATGGATTTGGTTCAAAAGAAGGTAGGGGTTTGAGAAAAGGTGTTACAAATAATCGTAATTACAATTATACAGACAATGGTGTAAAAGTTGAGTCTATCAACGCAGAGATGAAAATGCTTAGAGAAAAGAATGAAGAATACAGAAAAGCGTTAAATATTTTCAGAGAAAAATTGAACGAAGTTGCTGTTTTCAATTCAAACTTAGCTTACGCTACTCGTTTGTTTACTGAACACTCTACTACAAAAAAAGAAAAAATAAACATTCTTAGAAGATTCGACTCAGCAGAAACTTTAAAAGAATCGAAACAACTCTACAAAACAATGAAAGATGACCTTTCAAAAGTAGAGACACAAGGACTTAATGAAAGTGTTGAAAGAAAAATCAACAACCAAGCAAGTTCAGGTTCTTCAACAAGTTTAATCGAATCTAGAGCTTATGAAAATCCACAATTCTTAAGAATTAAAGATTTAATGTCAAAACTCTAAAAAATAAATAAACTAAAAAAAACAAAATTTAATACTAAAATGGGAGCATTATTAGAATCAGGTCTTGTTGGTAACATTGGTCTTAAGCACCTTAAAGTTATCAAAGAAGATACTATTAACAAATGGGAAAAATTAGGTTTCCTAGAAGGCTTAAAAGGCCACCTAAAAGAGAACGTTGCTCAGTTATATGAAAACCAAGCATCATACCTCATTAACGAAGCTGCGTCTACCGCTGACTCAGGTTCTTTCGAAACTGTTGTGTTTCCAATCGTACGTAGAGTTTTCTCTAAACTTTTGGCTAATGATATCGTTTCTGTACAAGCTATGAACCTTCCTATCGGTAAGTTGTTCTACTTTGTACCAAACATTCAGTCATACACAGGTGCTGGCCTTAACGAGCACTGGGCTCCTTACGGTTCACCTAATGCTGCTGCAGGTCAAACACCAAACAGTGGTTACGACTACAACACTCAAAAAGACCTTTACGATAGATTCTACGAAGGTAACGAACCTGCGTTAGACCCACCAGGTCTTTACGACTATTCTAAAGGACAGTTCTCAGCAATCACTGGCAACAACTCTACAGTTGTTTGGGTTGGTGATTTGTTAGCGGTGTCAGGTTACGCTTTAAATGACTACAGAAAAGTTCTTTTGGTTATGTCAGGTTTTGCGTCTACTGGTGCTGGTAAACTTATCGGTCCTAACGGTCAACCTATGGATACCGAAGAATTCTTAGCAGATTTAACTATCAGAGGTGTTGCAGGAAATACAACTACATCTGCGAATGTAAACAACAATTACCTATTTAGAGTTGTAACTCAAAGATATGGTAAAGGTATTGTTCAGTATGGTCAAAACGAAACATTAGCATTCCCACAGTCATTGACTGATGGTGGTACTTACTACGATGTATGTGACGCTGAAGGTAAAATTTACTTGGAAGTTGATTTACAAACTCCTGCTGAAGTAGGTGCTAATACAATTGACGGTTACACAGGGTCTACCTTCTCATCTAACACAGGTATTAACACTGCATTCATAACTACGTACAGAATCTACAAGAATCTTGAATTCGAAGATAAAATTGGTGAAGTTTCTTTTGACCTACAGTCAGTTACTGTATCTGTAACAGAAAGAAAACTTAGAGCTCAATGGTCTCCTGAAATGGCTCAAGACGTTGCAGCATTCCACAACATCGACGCTGAGGCTGAATTAACAGCTTTGTTGTCTGAGCAAGTGGCAGCTGAAATCGACCGTGAAATCTTAAGAGACTTAAGAAAAGCGGCAGCTTGGAACTTACGTTGGGATTACAACGGATGGAAGAGATTAGGTTCAAACGCAGTTCCTTACACACAGAAGGACTGGAACCAAACTCTTATCACAGCAATCAACCAAATCTCAGCTCAAATCCACAAGTCTACACTTAGAGGTGGAGCTAACTGGATTGTAGTATCTTCTGAGGTATCTGCTATCTTTGATGACTTGGAATACTTCCACGTTTCAAATGCAGCTCCTGAGCAAGACCAATACAATATGGGTATCGAGAGAGTTGGAACATTGGCTGGTAGATATCAGGTTTACCGTGACCCTTACTTCCCTGCAAACCAAGTGTTGTTAGGTCACAAAGGAACATCGTTACTTGATACAGGTTACATTTACGCACCGTATGTACCTCTACAATTAACTCCTACAATGTACAATCCATTCAACTTCACACCAATCAAGGGTATTATGACAAGATACGCTAAGAAGGTGGTAAACAACCGTTTCTACGGTAGAATTACAGTTGATGGTGTAAGAACATTCGACTTGAGAGAATTGAGATAATCTATCTCTTATTAATAGAAAGGG